AGGAAGCAAGGTCTAGTGCTCAAGCCAGCCGCCCAAAAGGCTTGGCCCTTTTCGCGGCCAAGGAGGGGGTATGGCTTGAGGGATATACTCTTAATAAGCCTCTACCCCTGACAGACTTTTCTTGCTAAAGTATCCCTTAGATTTCAATGAAACGGAGGCGTATTTCATTGCAATCCTAGCCTATTTCATGAAATGCCAGGAGATTTCAATGAAATCTGCAAGCCCTAAACCGGGCATTGGTAATGTTGTAGAGTCGTTGCATGGTTGTATGCTTGCATGGGGGGATGCTGTCTTGCTCTAGCTACTAGCTACTAGTTGCTAGGACACACACACCCCCTTTAGGGGGGTGGTGTGTCACTAGACATGTAACATGTTATACTTGCCCGGATGCCAGCTTCCGTGACATATCCGCCAGCCCTTGTGTCTTCCGCCCTGCTGGGCCATATTCAAGGCCGCCCCCAGCGGGTGATTGCAGATATACTTCAGGTTCCAAGGGGAACCCTGCGCTACTGGTTTGAGGCTTTCGACAAGGGCCGCTTGGCCCTCGAGGCCAGGGAGCATAGCCACCACTGGGTTATCGATAGTCCGAACGGCTCTGAATCTTTCGGCATATGCAAGATCTGCTTCGACAAGCGGAACTTCAAGAATTCCTAGGAGGTCAGTCTGAGATGGAGAGGTTCCTCGGCAAACTAAGGCCCCAGATATTTTTGGCCCTGGCCATGCTTGGCGTGATTGCCGGGATTAGCATATACCGGGATCTCAACGAGGTCGCCGTGGGCTGCATTGCAGGCATCATTGCGCTCGCCAAAGACGTATTGCAGTCCGACGCTTAATGGGAGGAGAAGTCTATGGCTGACAGCAAGCCCCGCAAGAAGGCGGACAGTGACCCGGATGCCACCCAGGCCAGGCAGGGCGCGTTCATCGCCGCCTATGGCGAGGTTGGCTCGCTCCGCAAGGCCGCCGAGGCGTCCAGAGTGCCCCGAGCCACGGTGGTAAGCTGGGTTCAGCGGGACACCTACGGGTTCAAGGCCAAGTACGAGGCCTCCCGGGAGATGTTCCGCGAGTACCTCCAGGATATCGCGGTCCAAAGGGTCAAAGACCAGGGGCCGAAGGACAATCCCGTGCTGTTGATCACGCTTCTCAACGCCCACTGGCCTGAGAAGTATCGCCGGGACGGTAACGTGGTCGCCAATGAGGTCAAAGAGATGATGGGCGAGTGGAAGCGGTGGGTCCGCGAGAGCAATCGCAAGGCCAAACCCTCCCCCGAGTTGAAAGACGCCGAGGAAGCCCGGCAAAACGCCATAAACGAGGTCGAGCATATCCTCGCGAGGAAGAAGGGCAATGACCCTGGCCCCAAGTGAAACCCCCCAGATCACCGAATACCTGTTCTCTAAGCTAGACTTCGAGCCTACCGAGAAGCAGGCCCCCATCTTGGACTGCCGCAAGAGGTTTATCCTCGTCGCGGGTGGCGAACAGGCGGGGAAATCAATGGTGGCGTCCAAGTACCTGGTCTCCAGGTTTCTTGAGACCGATGAGCCGGGCCTTTACTGGCTCGTCGCGGCGGACTATGAGCGCACCAGGGCCGAGTTCGACTACCTGATTCAGGACTTCGCCACGCTGGGCATCCTCGTCGAGGCCTCCAAGCGCGTCGATCCAGGCCGGATCGTCCTCGCTGACGGCACCCGGATAGAGACCAAGAGCGCGAAAGACCCCCGGACGCTGGCAATGAGGGCGCCCAACGGGATCATCGGATGCGAAGCGTCCCAGCTCGACCTTGAATCGTTCCACAGAATGCGAAGCCGCTGCGCCCCAAAGCGCGGATGGCTGTTTCTTGGCGGCACTTTCGAGGGCAGCCTGGGCTGGTATCCCCAGCTCTTTCAGACCTGGCAGCACGGCACCGAGAACGAGCAGAGTTTCTCTCTGCCGTCGTACACCAACAAGCACCTCTACCCCGGAGGGAAGTCCGACCCGGAGATACTGCGGCTCAAGGCTATGGCCTCCGACGAGTTCTTCATGGAGCGCATCGAGGGAATTCCCTCCCCGCCCCAGGGCCTTGTTTTCGGGGAGTTTCGCCCAGACATCCACATATCCGAGAACGCGAAATGGTCCGTGGGCAGCCCCGTTTATCTATGGATGGACCCGGGATACGCCGGAGCCTACGCCGTCGAGGCGGTTCAGGAGATAAACGGGCAGATCTGCGTCATTGACGAGATCTACGAGCAGGGCCTGATCACCTCGGAGATCATCAATATCGCCCAGTCCCGCCCCTGGTGGAAGGATGTGGCCGGGGGAGTCATCGACATCGCCGGATACCAGCATCAGGCGATGTCCGCTCCTGCGGAGATCTGGCTCCAGGAGACAGGGATCTATTTGTCGGCGCAAAAAATCCGCATCAACGAAGGAACCGAAAGGCTGAAGAGCTTTTTGAAGTTCGATCCGGTTTCTAACGCCCCAAAAATAATTTTTAATCCAACTTGTCACGGAGTTCTGTCCGAATTCGGGGCGATGCCGTCCCCTATGGACGGGCAAACGCGAGCTTATCGCTGGAAGATGGACAGAGATGGTAATATAGTAGGTGAGTCTCCCGAGGACAAGAACAACCACGGGGTCAAGGCCGTCGTTTACGGCCTCGTTGACAAGTTCGGCTATGGCCATATCGGCAATAACAGCTTCATCAAGGTCAAGAGGTGGTGACGGATGGCCCGGCGCACTGTAGAAAACATTCTCGACCTGGTCGAGAGGCATCACGATGCCACGACCTCCCTACGTGCTCGCATGGACACGGACCACCAGCTCTATCGCCTTAGCCCCTACGACGCGGGTGACGGCTTCCAGAGCTACACCTCCAACGAGCCGCAGACCTACGCCGACAAGATCATCTCCTGGCTCTCCAGCGCGGACACCATTATCCGCATCCCCCCGGCGGGAAACCCCCGCAACAACCGGGAGGTCAACAACGATAAGGAACGGTTCCTCATCGGTGCGCTGAAATCGGCCAACGAGAGGCTCGCCTCGAAGCTCCTGCCCGACCTCCAGAGCCAGCTCTCCTGGTACATCGCCCTTCGCGGGTGGTACGCAGGCAGGGCGCTGCTGGTCAAAAGGGACGAGGACACCACATATATCGACATCACCCCGTGGGATCCCATGCACACCTACTGGGGCACCGACGCCAATGGCCTTTCATGGGCCTGCTACAAGACAAAAAAGACCCAGGGCGAGATCGAGAGCCAGTACAATGTCCGGCTTGGCTCTGGCCGGGACGACACCGACGGCATCGATGTCTACGACTTCTATGACCGCGAAGATAATTTCGTGGCAGTCCCCAATCGTTTTATCAAAAAGCGCACCCGGCACACCCCCGAGGACGATTCGTCCTACGGGACGGTCCCGGTTTTCCTCGGTCCCGTGGGGGCCAACCCCCTGATCCAGTCGCTCGAGTGGTCCTCCATTGAGGACACCTACGAGGACTACGGCGAGTCGGTTTTCAAGTCCACCCGGGATCTCTACGAGAACCACAACTTCATGATGAGCGTCATGCTGGAGCTGACCGCAAGGTCGCGCAAGCAGGGCCTGAAGATCATGTCCCGGGACGGCCAGAAAACCCTCGAGGAGGATCCCTACAAAGAGGGCACCGAGATATCCCTGGCCCAGGGCGAGGATGTCCAGCCGCTGGGCCTCATGGAGGTGGCCCGGGAGACTGGGGCCTACATGGGCATGGTCTCCGGCGAGATACAGCGCGGCTCCATTCCCCACTCGGTCTACGGGGAGCTTCAGTTCCAGCTCTCGGGGTTCGCCATCAACACCCTCAAACAGGGCGTTGAGACAGTGCTTTCCCCCAGGATCATCGCCCTTGAGCAGGCGTACAAGCAAATCTTCCGGCTTCTCTGCGACCAGTACTCCAGCGGCGCGTTCACCGCGATGGAGCTTTCGGGCAGGGACAACAACCGAATGTACTTCTCCGAGACCGTCACCCCGGCCCGAGTGAAAGAGGGCGGGGACATTGAGGTCTCGATTGTGGCCCGGCTGCCCCAGGACGATATGGCCAAGTACTCTATGGCCCAGATCGCCAGGGAGGGAGCCACCCCGTTGCTGCCGGACCTCTGGATTCGGGACAACGTGCTGGGCGTTCAGGACGCGGACCAGATCGAGGACGCCGTCAAGGAACAGATCGCGGAGCGGACGCTGCCCGAGGCGGGCATCTGGAGCCTGTATCAAGCCTCAATGAAACAGGGCCGGGATGACCTGGCTCAGTTCTACGCAGGCGAACTGACCGCCATGCTATTGAGCAAGGCGAAGGTTCTATCGGATAATCTTAGCGGCGGGGCGCCGCCCGGCCCATCCCCGGGTGCATTGCCTCCAATGCCAC